AGAACAAAGAAAGAAAAATTTAAAAGAAATAAACATGATAAAAAGAGGACATAAAATTTTTAAAGAAATTAATGAAATTAAAGATAGAATAAAAGCTACAGATGATATAGCATTTAATAACTGTTCTATTTATACAATAGGTTTTGACTTTAAAGAATATGGATATGGATTAAACCTTCCAGTATCTGAAGTTTTGTTTCGATGCATTGGGCAATTAATTTTAGCAGAATATAAGGTACAATTAATGGAACTTGAAAAACAACTTGAAGAATTATGAAAGACAGATTAAAACAGTTGAAAAAACTTGCATTTACTTTTATACAAGTTTATAGAAGTTTATACAATTAAACCTATTTTTATGAAAGAAAAACTAATTAAATTGTATGGTTTTATTGAGCAACAACTTGCTGGAGAGCATGATTGGTATGTTCAAGCAATGTTAAGAGATAAATTAAATGCGATTAACACTATTTTAAAGAAGTTACCATATTCGTTAACTGATGTAATTGAAGACTATGAAAGACAGATTTGAAGAAGCCAAAAGGCTTATGTATTTAGCACTCCTTTCGCAGTCCCTAATCGATGAAATTGATGATGGCATAGGATTGTTTAAGATGAAGACAAAACAGCGAGCCAAAGCCTTATTAGAAGACCTTATGATTTTAATGAATAAAGACCTTGGGAGTGAAGGAGCAGTTGACCAGCTTGTGAATCTTACGGTATGGCATAAACAAATGTATAATATTTTGATTGCAACAGGAGAATTGTCAAGATTGGAACAGCAATGTTTTGAGCAAGATTGGAATGCGTTGATAACTAAGTATAAGTTAAAATCATGATGCAAACGCAACACATTGAAAAAAAAAGTATCTCTATATACTGCTTTAGCGGAAAAAATGAAAAAAATAAAAATTACAAAAAATCGGGTTTCAATGTGTTGCAAGTGTTGCGGAGCTTATAACTTATTATAAATTAGATAGTTATAAACAACACTTTATTTTTTTAAAGTGTTTTGGAAGTGTATCACGCAACACATTTGATATTTTTTTAAGTAATTCTATTTTTAATTTTACCTAAAAAGGTATATTTTTATTTTTTAAATTTTAATTTTAACAATGATAACTATTTTTAAAACACTTTACGGGAGTAAGGATGTACCTTACCATGTAAGCATGGAAAAGGTAATAGACCGAATAAAAAACGGATCCTCCGCTGCAACAATTCAAGCCATAGCAGATGCCGAAGATAAAGAGACAAAGCAGAAGTTAAAACTTACTTTACCTTGCATTCTTTTTGCTGGCAATTTTTCAGAAAGAAATTCAAACTCCTTAATTAAGCATTCAGGGCTTTGTGTTCTTGACTTTGATGGAATACCATTGGATGAGATTAAATCATTTAAAGAAGTATTAAAACAGAATGAGCATATTACATTAATCTTTAAAAGTCCAAGGGGTAATGGCTTAAAAGCTGTTATTAAAATTCCAGAGGCAAATAAGGAAAGCCACAAAAAGTATTTTAAGGGGTTTGAAAATAAATTCAATTACGATTACTTCGATTCGGCTTGTTCAAACATTGATAGGGTATGTTTTGAATCCTATGACCCTGAATTATATTACAATCCAAATGCCAAAGTATTTGAATGCAACATCGAAAACGATGAAGGTTATCAAATGACAGAGAAAGTTCCTTTGCTCCCGATTGATAGTGAAGAAGAAATAGTAAATCGTTTGATGAAGTGGTGGGATGCAAAATATGGTTTTGTTGCTGGCGAAAGAAATAAAAACATTTACGTTTTAGCTTGTGCTTTTTGTGAATATGGAGTAAGCCAAGATTATGCTATTGGATATATTAACAACAATATTGTTATTGGAGACTTTCCAGAGAAAGAGGCTATAACGGCAATCCGGTCAGCATACAAAAAGATGACTTTTGGAACTAAGTACTTTGAAAATGAGCAGAAGATTAATAAAATCAAAAGTTCGTTTAAGGACTTAAAAAAAAATGAAATAATTAACAAGTTTGGCATTGATGATTCAACCTATACTGAAATTAAAGAAGAAGTGGATCATGATTTCTTTTGGTATTATACCGAAGAGAAAAAGCCAAAATTAAAAATAGATTCTTTGCTGTTTAAGAATTTTTTAGAAAGGCATGGCTATAAAAAGTTTTTCCCGCATGAATCAAATAATCCGACCTTGGTCTTTATTGAGTCAAATAAGGTCGAGGAGACATCATCGGACAAGATTAAGGACTTTGTATTAGAATATCTTTTAAGCAAGCGAGAGAACGAAGTTTGGAACTATTGCAGCACTTCCTCTAAATTATTTTCGGATGATTACCTGACTATGTTAAGCACTATTGAATTAATGATGCTCAAGGATGAAAAGGATAAATCTTACATAGCATTTAGAAATGGCATATTAGAAGTAACAGCAGACAAAATAGAACTAAAAGATTACATTGATATTGAAGGTTATATCTGGAAGAACCAAATTATAAATAGAGAGTTTAAAAGGACATTAAATTATGAGAATGATTACAAAAGCTTTATAAACAATATTTGTAAGGATAAATCAATAGAATCTGTAATCGGGTATCTACTTAGCACCTATAAGGATAACACCAACAATAAGGCTATAATATTAAACGATGAAGTAATAAGCGAGAACCCAGAGGGTGGCACCGGCAAAGGTTTATTTATTCAGGGCATTAAACAGATCCGAAAGGTTGCTATCTTGGATGGTAAAACTTTTGACGACAAGAAGTCTTTTCCATACCAAACGGTTCAGCAAGACACCCAAATACTTGTTTTTGATGACGTAGTTAAGAATTTTAACTTTGAATCCAAGTTTAGTCTTGTTACTGAAGGCATGACATTGGAGCGAAAGAACAAGGATGCAATCAAGCTATCAGTGAAGGAAAGCCCGAAAATGGTAATCAGCACCAACTATGCAATAAAAGGAGAGGGAAACAGCCATGACAGAAGAAGATTTGAAATAGAATTTGCCCAGCACTACGGAAAGAAAAACACTCCTTTTGATGAGTTTAAGAGACAAATCTTTGACGACTGGACAGTCAATGATTTTACGCATTTCGATAATTACATGGTCTTTTGCTTGCAATCGTATTTAAGAGATGGATTAATGCAACAGGATGCCAAAAACATCAAGTTAAGGAAATTTATCGCAGAAACTTCAATGGAGTTTTACGAATGGATCAATGACAGCGAAAACTTCAGGAGCAATACACGAAACAATAAGGGCAAAGCTTATGAAGCATTTGTGAACGAATATATTGACTACAAAAAACTATCAAGAAAGAGGTTTCATATTTGGGTTGAGAAGTATTCAAATTACAAAGGATTTATATTTTCGGAAGGAAATACACAGGGCGAAAGGTGGTTTATGGTTACAGACGTTAATACATTGGAAGATGCACCATTTTAAATTAAGAGACTACCAGCAGGAAATAGCAAATAAGGCTTTAAATATATTACAAGCCAAAAAGATTGTTTACCTTAACATGGAAGTTAGAACAGGAAAGACTTGTACTTCATTAGAGGTGGCTAAAAACTACGGAGCTAAAAAGGTTTTATTCTTGACAAAGAAAAAAGCCATTGGGTCAATACAAAGCGATTACAAAAGCTTTGGGCATAGTTTTGAAATACAAATCATTAATAATGAATCATTACATAAAGTAACTGACAAAGATTTTGATTTGCTTATTTCTGATGAGCATCACAGGAACGGAGCATATCCCAAAATGAATATTGCTACAAAATTTATTAAAGAAAGGTTTTCACATTTGCCAATGATATTCCTTTCCGGTACGATTTGCCCAGAATCATATTCACAGATTTATCACCAATTTGCAGTTTCTGATTATAGCCCTTTTAATAATTATAAAAACTTTTATAAATGGGCTAATGACTTTGTAACAGTCAAAAAGAAATATGTATCTTACGGTGAATTAAACGATTACAGCGATGCTAATATAGAATTGATACAAAAGTACATTAATCCTTATATTATAAGTTTTACGCAAAAGCAGGCTGGCTTTACAACGGAGGTTAAGGAAAATGTATTAACCGTAAAAATGAAGCAGCAGACATACGACCTAATTAACAAGTTAAAAAAAGATTTAATAATAGAGGGTAAGCAGGAAGTAATACTGGCGGACACAGGCGTAAAGCTAATGAGTAAGGTACACCAGCTTTATAGCGGAACGGTGAAGTTTGAAAGCGGAAATTCTATGATTATAGACGACAGTAAAGCCGAGTTTATAAAAGAAAGGTTTTCTGGAGTTAAAATAGGGATATTCTACAAATTCAAAGAAGAATACAACCTATTAAAAAAGGTATTTGGTGAGAACTTATGTAATACAGTTGAGGAGTTTGACAGCACAGAAAAAAACATCGCTTTGCAAATTGTTTCGGGTCGGGAAGGCATAAGTTTGAAAAATGCCAAATATTTGATATATTTAAATATTGATTTTTCAGCGACATCATATTGGCAAAGCAGAGACAGGCTTAGCACGATGGAAAGGCTTAAAAACGATGTATTTTGGATTTTTGCCGAAGGTGGTATAGAGTTCTATATTTACAAGGCTGTAATGAACAAAAAAGATTTTACACTGCAATTTTTTAAAGAATATGTTAGAAAGCAAGATACAAGCTAAGATTATAAAGAGGTTTACCGATTCAGGCTTTTTGGTTATTAAATTAATCAAAACATCAAAAAACGGAATCCCAGACTTAATGGCTTTAAAAGATGGTAAGGTTTTATTTGTGGAGGTTAAAAGACCATTGTTGGGCAAATTGTCAAAGGTTCAGGAATACAGGATAAAGGAATTGAAAGAATATGGATTTGAAACATTAATATTAACAGAATGAAAACAATAAAATTATGATTATAGAAAAAAATTTAGATATTGGTGAACATGAATTGCCATTAAATGATATAATTTATTATATATTAATTGGAATGAAGGAAGGAAGGTATAATATTCATTATTGCAATTTGCGTATTATAGAACAAATTGAGTACTGTAAGAAAAGAAATGAAATATTTGAAAGACGGGAAAGAGAAACCGCATATCAAGCAAGATTGGAGTGGAATAGATTATTAAAAGAATAAATTAATATGAAAACAATATCAGAACTAAGGAATTATGTAAATACTAATATTAGATTATTGGGTTATGAGCATGACCAAATTTTTAAAATGATAGATTTGTTTGAACAAGGCTTAATAAAAGAATGTAAATTAAACAATCTAAAAGAAGATAAGAAAACTATACTTAAAATATTAAAATGAATTACAATAAATCATTATTTGAGGGTGTCCCAACAAAGAACCCTAACAGCTCCAGGTTCAACCTTAGCCATGAATGGAAGGGATTAATACAACCCGGTAAGCTCATACCTTGTATGTGTGAAGAGCTAATGCCTGGAGACTATGTATCTGAAATAGATACTGAGTTTATGTTCAGGTTTGAACCACTCTATTTTCCACTCATGCACAAATTCACTATGCGAGCGGATTACTTCTATGTCCCAAACAGGATACTGTGGTGGGGAGCTCCTGACGATACAAATGGTCAAGGTTGGGTTAACTGGATAACCTCCAGAGATACAACAGTTGAACATCCAACGGTAAACGTAAACCTAAACCTACGTACAAGCGACTGGAATGCACAAATAGGTGGATTCCTGGGACTGCCACTTATTCCAACACAAGTGGGCATAGACCCGGTTATAACCGGACTCAATGCATTACCGTTTAGTGCATACCTCAAAATATGGGACGAGTACTACCGTAACCCACAATTAGAGGATCCTAAATGGTTTAACCTGGTGGGTGGAGATAACAGCCTCTCGATGGATTCAGCCTATTCTGAATGGTTCGGTCTTCCAAGTACAGGAAACTATGATGTGGCTCCAAGCAAGTGGGAGATGGATTATTTCACTAGTGCCATACCAAGTCCACAAATAGGTGAGGCTATACAAATCCCATTAATGGGAGAAGAAAGAGAACAACAAATCCTTCGTAAAGTAAACGATGGAACTCCTGTAGTAGCAGCAAACGTCG